GAACTTCCCCAGCAGAGAAACGGTTGATCGGCTGCGCCGGGAGTACCCGGTTGGCTGCCGTATCGTCCTGGATGAGATGGATGATCCTTACACGAAGATCCCGGTTGGAGCGCAGGCGACCTGCCAGGGTGTGGACGATGCCGGGAACATCCTGTGTGCCTGGGACTGTGGGAGCGGGCTTTCAATTGCCTTCGGTGCGGATCGTTGCCATAAGATCAGAACCGAAGAAGAAGTGAAAGTCACCCTGGAGTGGTATGGAAAGCGCCAGCCCAGGGAAAACGCCAGATGTCCCAGGTGCGGATGCCGGATGGACGGAGAGACTTCCCGTCATGCGCTGAGCCGCAGGGCAGGCATTATGATCTGCGATGAAGACGGGATGCGGGAGGCTTTGGAGGATGCCAGAATCGTGGAACGGCTGCCGCTCACACAATGGGCCTCAATTGTCGGGCCGGAGCGTGGTGAAGGAACCTGGGAAGGCTGATGGCAGGGCGTAATGTAGACAATTTCAGGCGGTGAAGATTGTCGCATATTTTCTCGGAATACCGGAAAATATAACTTGCTATTCTCCCCGAGTAGAGTGATATATACACATGCCGAAAGGCACAGAACACCTGCCAGGGAGGACAAAGCCATGACCACCTACAAAACCAACCACGCCACCACCACGAAGACCATGACCGAGTGGTACTTCGGAAAGGTCTTCGTTGCCAGCATGACCGCCAAGGCCAAGCGGGAAAACAAGAAGACCGGTAAGACTGAGTTCCGCTTCTGGCAGGACGGCACCGGCTACCTGACCATTCAGCTTCACTAAGGAGGTTCACCGTCATGACAAACCTTGACCACATCCAAAGCCTGATCCGCCACGGCGCACAGCTTCGCGGAGAGGACGGCAGCCTGACCCCGCTAACCAAGGCTTTTTACCACAATGCGGTGGAAGCCTGCCACACAGGCGGCTACAACGCAGCCACCTACGATCTGGTTCTTCCGGGCATCGACAGCGAGCTTTGGCTGGCCATCTGGAAGGACGGCCACGCCGACTCCGGCAGCCCTAAGAGCATCTGCGCCTGCCTTGCCCGCTGAGGGGCACAGGGCGGCCACAAAGGGGCCTTCGGGCCTCTTTTGCGTAGTTGTTCCACTGTGAAATTGGCCAAGACACGCGCCTTGTAGGGCTCCTGTGCGATAGTCGATTCTGCTTCATTCCAGCGCCTTATATTTGTGTACATTATGGCGCGAATCCTGCGATATATAACTTGCTATTATCTGCCTTCAGAGTGATATATGTACATGCCGAAGGGCAGAGAAAACAAACGAGGAGGATTCCACCATGAAGACCAACATCTACTTTGAAGAGCTTGACCGCATCGCCCGTGACTTTGAACAGAAGCACGAAGCGCACAAGGCGCTGAAAAAGGGGATCATCGACGAAAAGGGCTGGGACAGCGAGGAGCTGAAAGCCTGGTACAGAGAGGAAGAAGAGCAGTTCCAGTACCCGATCAGCGCGGGAGCCTGCAAGGCCTACAGGGCCTGGCGCTACAGCGAGACCGATGAGGTCATTATGGACGACTTCACCTGGGACCGGGAGCGCCACGACTTCATCGACACCCTCCGGAAGGCAGGCATCCAGACCCTGGTGGTCACCAACCAGTCGACCGGCCTCATGGAAGACTTGCACGGCTATGCGGCTGAGGGCTGCACGATGCTGGGCCTTTGCACCATTACCAAGAAGGATACCCGGTGGGGTGAAGAAAAAGAGGAGCAGATCATGGGCATCCGCTTCCAGCTGAACTGAGGGGGTGCCGGGATGAACATTGCGGATAAGATGGAGCGAGAGTCCAGGCTGATGACGAACCTCGCAGACTGGATGCAGGCGCATGGCGAGACGCTTTCAGATAGGCAGCGGAGCAACGCTTACACCGGCGTCCGAATCCGGGAGATCCGGTGGCGGGGATACACCTTCCGCATTGTAGATGTGGATGGGATGACCTGCCAGATCGAACGGCTGTAACAGGCGGCCGACACCATGGAGCCGGGAGGCTTATTTGGTCGTATATGCACAATGTGGCCTTCCAATCTTTGTGTACATTATGTCCGGATATATCGCAGAATTAACTTGCTATTATCTGCCTTCAGAGTGATATATGTACATGCCGAAAGGCAAACGAAAAAGACTCGGGAGGGCAAAGACCATGACGAACGCATACATGATGAGAAACCTGATGGAGCTCGGAAACTACAACACCAGCATCACCCGCGAGGCTTTTGAAGCCCACTTCACGAAGACGAAGGAGAGCGTCCGCTTCACCTTCAACGGCTGGGACGGCAAGAGCTACGACGGCGAAAGCCGCAGCGCAAAGGTGATCCGCACCAACCTTCCGGGATACGAAGAGGTCAGGCTGATCAAGGTCGGAAAGCACCTTTGCTACATCGACGAAGACACCAGCATCCTGGAAAAGGCCACCGGTGAAAAGCATCCGGAAGCCAGCTGGTTGGTTGAAGTCGAGAGAGCATAAGGAGGGCAGGAACATGGCGAGCAGAGCGAGATTAGAAGGAATTTGCGATTACAGGCTTTGGACCACCGAGGAGCTGATTGAGGCTTACGCCTTCGAGGCCAAGCGGATCAATCAGAAGGAACGGGAGGATGCGCAGCGCCTGATCAAGTGGGAACTGAAGCGCCGCTTCGGTGCAACCCTCCGACTCCTGGATAATGAGCAGACCACGGAGAACCCCAAAGGAACCTACAGATACCTACTGAATGAATGAAGCAGATGCCAGGCAGGAGGCCCGCTAAAGGGCCTTTTGCTCGTAGTAGAAAGCACAGTTATTACCGCCGATATTTGTGCATTATATATCGCAGATATAACTTGCTATTTCCTCCGATTAGAGTGATATATGTACATGCCGAAGGGCAAACGACAACGAAAGCGGAGGAAACCACGATGAAGAAAACCACCTGGATTGTAAAAGCCTACACCGGATACAAGACCGGCTGGCAGGAAATCAAACGCTTCGATAACCCGGCAGACGCAGACAATTGGCTTTGCCGCTACGTCAGGGAAAACGGCTACAGCATCACGGATTTCAACATCGTAAGAAAGTAAGGAGGCGGAGACCATGACGATCAATGAAGCGATGAAAACCTACAGACTGCCGAACCCCACCACCCCGGAGGACCTCGAATGCCGCTGGAGCAAGGTTCTGAGCTTTGGGGACAAGGTTCTCCTTGCCGGATACTACTACAGCGGAAAGGGCAAACCTTCCTACTTTGGAGCGGTTTACGAGCATCTGGACGACGACATGAGCTGCGAAGGAACCATCGGACTGAGAGCAGTCAGCAACACTGAATTTGAAGATGACGGCCATGCGATGGCATGGGCGATGAAACAATAAAGCAAGATACTGGCAGAACACCTTACAGAGTCTACGGAGCAATCCGCAGGCTCTTTTCTTTTGTAAATCTTGAAGGAGAGGAGGAATGACCCATGGCGACCAGAGGAAGAAAACCAACGCCGACTGCGATCAAGGAGCTGGAAGGCAATCCGGGTAAGCGGCCCATGAATAGTGCTGAGCCGAAGCCTGACCGGAAAGCACCCCCATGTCCGAAGTGGCTGGAGCCGGAAGCAAAAAAGGAATGGCGGCGACTCTCCAAGCAGCTGGAGCAGATCGGTGTGCTGACCGAGGTTGACCAGGCAGCCTTCGCCTCCTACTGTCAGGCCTATGCTCGTTGGAAGGAAGCTGAGGAGTTTATCACCCAGCATGGCACCATTGTGAAGACGCCCTCCGGCTATTGGCAGCAGGTACCGCAGGTTTCCATCGCACAGACCTATCTGAAGATCATGAACAAGATCGCCGAGCAGTTCGGTCTGACGCCGTCCTCCCGGTCCCGCATCATTGCCGGTTCCGGCGAGAACGCTGCGCCCGGTGACGATATGGAAGATCTGCTGGGAGGGAACTGATGGTGGCGAAAAAGACTAGACCGGCAGATTACCCCGTTCTGAAGAACTATAAGCCGACGCGCTTCATGCTGCCGGATTCCCATTACGATGAGGCGCTGGCGGACCGTGCCGTCCGGTTTATCGAAAACCTCTGTCATACCAAGGGCCGCTGGAGCGGGAAACCGTTCTGGCTGTTGCCCTGGCAGGAGCAGATCATCAGGGATGTGTTTGGTATCGTCCGGGAGGATGGCACGAGACAATTTCGTACTGCGTATGTGGAAATTCCCAAGAAGAACGGGAAGAGCGAGCTCGCGGCGGCCATTGCCCTGTATCTCCTGTACGCGGACAACGAGCCATCGGCGGAGGTGTACGGCGCGGCAGCCGACCGGCAGCAGGCCAGCATCGTTTTTGATGTGGCCCAACGC